ACGGATTGGTCACATTTTTGGGAATGCTCATCGACCAAATCGTCCTTGACGTAAATTGCCTCTGCCCATAGCCGCTATTCTGCCCATCAAGGCATTTTTATTTATAACCTCTTGGCTTTCTTGGGGGGGCTTCTTTCCTTCCCTCATCGGGATCTGATATAAACTTCTTTTCGTATCGTTGATATCTTCTTGCGTTATGCTAGGCATCGGCTGCAAGATTTCCGGCATCTTGCTTAATGCTCTTCCAAACTCTGACTCAAATTCTTCAGGGCTGTAATAAGTTATGGCCGCGTCACCAGTAATACCATACGAAGAGCTATCTACAGCGTACCGATTAGTCTGCGGATCATAGCTGTAGCTAGGACTCATACCGCCCTCTAAGGTATTCTCTTGGGCAATGTTGTTCATAAAGTTTACATTTGCCTGCGGGTTAGAGGCAGCAGGAGATGTAGCAGATTGCGATGCAAACCCGCCTCTCGTAGCAGGATTTAAGTTTAGTGTTTTTCCTGTTTTATTTATCTCTTCGACAGGAATATTATTTCCAATACTCGCCAGATTTATATTGCCAAAACCTCCTGAACCAAAGTTTCCTATCCTCGCTCGAAGCGCGGCTAATTCATCCTCACTCATTGTTGGCGTTGCAACAGGTGCTGGCGGCGTGACTGCCTGTGCCGCTTTTGCCGCGTCAATTCTATCTTGAATATTATCAGGCATCGTAAAGTTGCCGCCGAATGGCCCACTAAAATTTGTTTCAGCAGGCATTGTCACAGCAGGCTGAGTTACAGGCTGAGGGTTATTCATCGCGTCAATTCTATCTTGAATATCATCAGGAATCGTAAATGAGCCTCCGAATGGCCCACTAAAATTTGTTCCAGCAGGCGTTGTCACAACAGGCTGAGTGACAGGCTGAGGGTTATTCCTCGCGTCAATGCGATCCTTCATCTCTTGGGTCATCGTGAAACTGCCGCCAAATGGCAGTCTAATCGTCGTACCAACGGGCATACCGTTAGCAGGATCAGGCACAGCAGGAGTTGGGCCGCCAGTAATTACTGGGCTAGTTCGAATCGGAGTCTCTGGTAATTGAAGACCTTCAACTGGTGTCTCTGGCTCAAAAATATCTTCTTCTTCGACAAACGGGACTATGGTTGCATCAGGCGGTAAAACAATACCATACCTTCTCGCTTCAGCTCTCAGATGATCTTGCGGAGTATAATCCATGGTTCTTATCGGGCTTGTGTTTTCGTTCTTAACCCAACTATACCCAAGCAAAGCCTCTAGCTCGGCAAGGGTTGTTGGCTCGCCCATAGGCGTTGCAGGCTCAGTAGGCCGAGTTACAGGCTGAGTGATAGGCGGAATTACAGGCTGAGTTACAGGCTGAGTTACAGGCTGAGTTACAGGCTGAGTTACAGGCTGAGTAGGCATTGTGTTTACTGGGGGCTGAGGCGCAGGCTGAGTAGGCATTGTGTTTACTGGGGGCTGAGGCGCAGGCTGATTGTACTGAAAGCCTGCCATTGGGTCGTAATCAGCCGTGCCACGCGAGAACACTGGTCGATTCATAAGATAATCGGCTTGCTGCTGATAGGGGCTTACAGAGCTTGGCCCATACTCATTTAGCGCCTGAGCCATGAGGGAGTTGTAGTTATACGATGGCGTGAGGGTGCTAATTCCACTGCTTGTGCGAGGGCGCATCATCTTTTCGTTCATATTATCACCAATTCTTGCAAGACCAGTATGATGCGGCAAAAACATCTTTCTTTTTTTGAACCGCATCGCAATTGTGCCGCGCTCTAAAAGATTTTTTACGCGCAGGCTGATCCTTTTTTATCGTCATATTAGGATCGCCGTAGCGAACAATCTTTATTTGATCGCCTTTTTTAGCCAGTACCTTAAACTTTTTTTTCTCGCCCGGCGTCCTAACCTGCTGATTGTAGGCAGGAAACGTCTGGTCGCGGTACTTTATTCTACCGCTCTTTAGGCGCTCAACATCTTTTGTGTCAGCCATTAGGCGTGAAAAGCCGTCATGGTTAAAAATGTTGATACTGTATATTCGATGTATATCCCTGCAGTAAAAAGCACGCCATTCTCAGGAATAACCACGTCGCGTGTTGCGTCAGCGTCACCGACCGAGCTTATCTTCATCAGGCTCGAACCAGTTGGCGAGGTATTTAAAAAATCCACATTACCCGCTGTAGCAGTGCTCGTCAGAAAGGCACCCTTTAGACGAGATCTACCGGCAAAAATAACATCAGACGCTGAAGCATTAACGCCTGCAGATACATCGCCTGCAGGATCTCCTACAGCAGTGATTGATGCAATTGTTTTGAAAAATTTAGTGCCCGTCGCGGTGCCAGAATTTGCGCCCGTAATAGATTCTGTCTGCGCACTGCCGTTTACGTCGGTTCCGACAACGGTAAATGATTTTGACGAATCATTACCAGCGGAAAGAATTGTTACGATTCGGCCTGCATCAAAGACGCAAGCTCCACCAGAGGCCAGTGCTCCGCCAATGGTTAACGCTGCGTTATTGCCAACAGCCGCCGCTACTGAGATGCCATCCGCATCTAATACCTGCGTGTCTGCCGTGATGGTCACGGACTTAACATCGCTCATACCCATAATCTTCTCCCTAAAAATAGCGGGAGAGCGCTAACCCTCCCGCTAGATTATTAGCTTGTTGCGAAAACAGACAGGTTAGCAGCAACGCCAGTTCCTGATGACTCAAGGCGTGCTTCTCCGCGCCAGACTGCACCATTAAACGTGAACACGACATAGCTTCCAATGCCCGGCCCTGAATTGGTCAGTCCAATCAAATTCATAAAGTCATCGCCAGTGCCATCGGCGGCGTCTACTGACTTTATAAGCCCTACAGCAGAACTAGTCGCGCCAGTTGTGCGATAGATAGCCGACTTTGCCATAAAGAACTCACCGGCAGTTCCAAACTTTTGTGTAGCGCCGTTATCGATATCAACGTGCCACTCCACAATGATAACGTCACCAGCGGTCGAAGCGGCCTGAGTTGGAAGCGTTGCAGTCAGTGCGGCACCATCTGCTGGCGCAAGGTAATGTGTATTTGCATCCATCGCGGCAGCAAAAGCGTTAGCCATCTGGGTTTTAGCTGTTATTGTGGGGGCTAATAGTCCAGTTGGGTTTGCAACGCCAGTGGTGAACGAGGCATAACCTGTTACGCCCAGCGTGCCGCCAACAGAGGCGTTGGTGCCGTATGTTGAGTTCGTTGTTTCAGCGCCAGTCGATGCTGCAACTGTAATATCCTGAAAGCCGTTCTGTGATCGAACTGGGCCGCTAAAAGTTGTGTTAGCCATTTTTTTCTCCTACGAGAGTTATTCGGCAGAGTCTTCGTAGCGTCAGCCGTGACTGTCTTTGCCGATAAAATTGTTCACGGATAATCAGTGTATAAAAAAAAGGGGGAGCCTACAAGCTCCCCCTTATTCTTTCGCTGAATGTTACGCGCCTTGTGAGCCGTATATTCCGCGAAAATCCGAGAAACCAAAGCTGTATCGCTCGCGAGCTTTGTATCGGAGGTTGCCAGTGCTGAAGTCAGGCTCCATCGAAGTCTCCATTGGAGATCGCTGAAACATCTTCAAGCCTTCACCCGACTCAGTGACTGAAGTGAGGATAAAGAAGGCATCTGGATCCGTCAGATAGTGATTGACGGTGAAGTTGCCCGGCAGAACGCCCAGATTGTTGATAGCATTCAAGTCGTTGTCAGCAGTTCCACTACGCAGTGATGAATTGAGAATTCGATCCGCAATAAAAACAAGCTGAGGTGGAACTACCAGCTTGGTTGCGCGAACAGAGATTGTCAAACCACGGTCGTCAGTGAAGGTTGAGATGTCAATCAAAGCATCTTCGAGGCTTGTCTCATTGAGATCCGCCATCGCAACTGCTCTGTTTGCCAATACTCCACCGCCTGCAAGGGGATGATCAGTAGCAATCAAAGATTTCCCATCACCACCAGTAAAGCCTGCAGAGAAGGCATTGTTTAGAACGTCTGCTCCCTTCACCTCTTTGGTGTTCTGCATGGACTTTGCCAGCGCCTTGACATAACGCTTACCGAGAGAGTCATAGAGATTATCTTCCTGTGCCTCTTGGGTAAGTGCGAAGGCCAAAGCCACTGTATCGTGGGTGTATCTGGCAGTGTAGCCTTCGTTTGCGTTGTCGAATGCAACTGATTGACCCTCTGTCTTAGTGGGTGCTCCTTTAAATCCAGTTATCAATACTTCTTCTTCAAACGCTCTCTGTGAATCCTCAACCGCGAAGATGGCGTCGTACTCATTCGTGTAACTATTGTACGATTGGCCGAACAACGCATTGAGACCCGGCTCTAGCTCTTTAGCTAGTTGTGCTCTTGAAATAGCCATTTTTTAAGCCCCTTATGCTAGTCCAGCGCCTTTAACGCCGAATATGTGGTTTTCGATTACGACCAACACGTTAGTGTGTGCCGCGCCAACGTCCGAATTGCTCGGATCCTGAGAAATATCAATAGCCTTCAACGGCAGAGTGACGGCAGTGCCACCATCTGTTACTTGAAGCTCAGCGCCAGAAATACCTGTTGTTGTGCTACCAGCAGTCGTGTATACGATATCGTGGTTTCCAAACAGGTCAGCGATGGGATAAGCAATTGCCGCTTGAATCTCAAAGACAACATTTGGGTCGTCAATGATAAAGGCAAAAATATCTGATGCATCTGTATTTGCTGGATAAAAATTGCTGAAAATTTGTTTCTTCGTTGCGGGGTCAGTGTACCTGCAACCATTGAACACGCCCACAATGGGCACTGTGCTTGCATCAGCGTGTTGTTCGACCGTACCACCCGTGACCTGCATTACCATATCGCCTTGGAATATTGAAGTTCCATAATCTGCAGCGATGCGATAGCGGCTCTGGCCTCCGTTGTACGGAGCGCCACCGATCATACGAATCGGCTTCATACCAAATGCGGCATCTTTATTAGCCATTGGTCTATCTCCTTCCGAAAGTTACCTGAGTTTGCCTGCTCGGTTCATATTTCACGTATCGACCATCGGCGGCGGTTTCGGAAAACATTGTATTATCCAATGCATCTTTTGCCTGTGATGATTTGTTGGCGTAATAAGCGTTACGCTCGTCAGCCGTTTCGATCGGAATTTTTGCCAAAAGCAGACCATCGTTGTAGACAACCCCAGCGTGTCTTCCATTGCCATCCATTGTCGGCAACACCCAATCGGTCGGCAGTTCCTCTCCGCGTACAAGCTCAAAACCCTCTCGAACGCGACGACTAACATTAGCTCGATCTTCTGTTCCCAACATACTCTCCCTAATCCATCGATAACGATAGCCTTCGGGTGGTGGTGGCGTGTCCAACTGCCTTACGGGTGCCCACGGTTTACGCTTGGCCGATTTATCGTGCGCCATGCTATCACGGGGTTCGCGGTTTGCCATTTGCTTAGTCATCTATGTTGCCTCTCTTTGTGCGATTTTTTGTTTTTCCTTTGCCACAGTTTGGAACCACGTCTTCTCGTCCATATCGTGCGGCTTCAATCCTCGCAGGCGCTCCATCTCTGATTTAGAAAATGATACTCCGTTCTTGCGTGTTTCTCGTCTCCCCCCTGAAGGGGCGGAAGCAACTCTTTGCACGCTGGGTTGCTGTCTGCTTTGCTCGACTGTCCCTCCAGATTCTGAAGAGCTAAGATTAGGGTAAACTTTTTTTATTCTCGAATCAAGCATTTCGTAATACTCATCAGTATCGGCGGTCACTCCCTGCTGAATTAGGTCGATATGGACGAACTGCGCGTACTTTGTCGCTTCAACACTTTCCTCGCTTGCAGACTCAGCCTCTTCTTCTGAGGCGATAAACCAATTGTTGCGATCATGCCAATCAAGGGCTTCAGAG